TCTGAGATATTTATTGATGATATATTGAAAAAATCCTTGATTTTCAAGGAAAAAAGACTTGACTAAATAGGGAGGTTGATTTTATGATTTTGGAAAAATGGGATGAAGAAGCGAAAGAGATAGTAAAAGGCTTTTCTAATAAGGAAATGGATAGACTTAATGCAATTATTGCAATGCACATTATGGTCTGTAATATTGATGATGAAGAGGCTTATATGACATGGATATATCTTGTGCCAGATGGAGCAACAGAATGGGATTTCATTGATTTTGCAAAGAATGATGACGGAACAACGGAAAATGCCTTTTTTGATAGAGCTGTTAAGTTGTTCAAGGGATTATGGAAGAATTATGCGGCAGAAAAGGATGGTTTGTATATTGGTGGAAAGTCATATTAGGAGGCGATTTAATGTTAAATGCAAATGATTCACAGATAAAACTTGAGAAATATCATGCAGACTGTGTAAAGTTTTGGACAAGACAGAATGGAATTGACGAAAGAGAAGCTTATAAGAGAGCTTTGGAGTATGATTTGATTGAGATTTTCAAGGTAAATAATGGCTGCTTACATGATCCATATTCACCAAAAGGAGACGAACTTGATAAGCAAACAACACTCGATTTCTTAAAATACAGATGTCAAGACTTATACGGAAAAGAGTGGGAAGAACATTGGAAAGAATACAATTTATAGTAAACGCAAAGGCAGCTGGAGAATAATCTACTAGATGCCTATTTTATTATAAGGAGGAAAAACAAATGGGAAGCATGACAATTGAAATTAAAAATAATCTGGGAAAAGATGTGGATGCGTCTTTTGTAGACGGGAAAATTTGCCTGAATTGGGCGGAAACAAAACGGAAACTCGGAGATCTGAATCCTGGAGATGTTTTTAAGGGCAAAAGCGAAACCGAATATATCGTTTGTGGACACGAGCATTTCGTAACTTATGTTGTAAGAAGGAAACTTCTTGATGAGACAATGAGATTCGGCGATACGAATAATTGGACCGAAAGTAATATTAGGAAGTATTTAAACGAGGATTATGTTCAGGTGATTGAGAGAGAATTTGGCAATGGAAACATCGTAGCATTTGAACGAGATTTAATCTCTTTGGACGGATATAACGATTATGCAACATGTGTCGATAAGGTAAGCGTGATGAATGTTATGGAGTATGTGAAATATCACAAATATGTTGGTAATTGTGATTTCCGCTATGTACTCATCACTCCAGATTCCACTCCGTCGGGCTGTGGCGCTAACCATGTTCGGTATGTCATTAACGATGGCTGCGTCTGCTGCAACTGGTGTGGCATTGGTTTTGGCGTGCGTCCGTTTTTCGTCTTAAAATCTTCAACCTTCGTATCCTGAAAATTTGAATTACAAAGCGAAATGTAGGCAGCTGGAGAATAACAATCTGGCTGCCTATTTTATTACAAGAAAGCGAGGAAATAATTATGAGTAAATTTAAAACAATTAAAGAAGCAACTGAAGCATGGGTGCATGAAATGAATGCAATTCCACAGGGAATGATTTCACAGTTATTCCAGGATCATCCTGATGATTGGACAGAAGTTACAAAGCCAAGTAAATATGACAGAGTATATGTATTTGACAACGGAGACTATGGAGAGATTACAGATATTGACGGAGAAACGGAAGAATACATTATCTCTCTTGACAATGGAGAAGAAGTCAGATGCGAAAATGGAGATTTTGAAATTAGCCATGATGATTACCTTCCAATGTGGGGAACAATGTGGAGCTTTGGAGATGGTTGTGATGATTGGTGGTTAGAAGAAAAAAACGGAATTGAGCTGATGTCACAATGCGGATTTAGAATCTATGAAAGCGAAGAGTTTGGTTACTTCTTTGGAATTGATGGAGCTGGTTATGATTTTTATGAAAGTCATTGGATTCCATTATATAAGGCAAGAGGATTACAGTGGCACGAAACAGAAACGGAGGAATAAGATATGACAAAATATACACAGAGACAACTAAAAGAGATGGTAAAACATGGACTTGCAGAAGATATTACATATGGAAATAATGATACGAGAAGGAAGATTGAAGAAACAGAGGGATATTACACGCAAGTTGGATATTCAAGTGGTGTATATGGATGCAATGGAATGCTGTTAAAAGGAAACAAAACTGGGAAATTATATGCAATTACGTCAAGAACAACAGCAGTATTTGTATTCTAAAGTCAAAGGAAATTGTAATTTCAGGAGGTGAGGATATGCAAGCGACAATTACAAGAAACGGAAAAAAATACAGATTATCAACGGCGGAAATGTTAGAAGCTGCTAGATGCTTACGGATTAATTTTATGCAAGATGAATTGGAAAGACAATTCAATGTCCCCAAAAGTAAATCGAAAGAGCTGGCGATTAAAGCCGATGAGCTTTATTGTGAGGGAAAGGTAGACCGGACAGAATACGATTGTATCTATGAGATTGTAAATAATTATGGATATTGAAGAATAACTAAAGGCAGATGCAGAAATGTGTCTGCCTTATTTATTGGGAAGGATGAACAACAAATGCAAAAAGTGCGATTCGTAACGATAGAAGAAGACAAAGTTGTAGTTTACAATGAAATTTTAAGGAGGTAAAAACATATGAATGGATATGAATTTAAAAGAGAAATCGAAAGAATTTTTAAGGTTGCACGAAACATGTACCCTAATGTAACAGATGAAATGCTTGATACAAACGGAGCCATTCATTATATGAATGGCAATGACAGCACACCTTTTGATTGGAATTGTAACAATAGACTGTGTGAGTTTTTCATCTTTCATAAAAATGAAATTGGATTTATCAAGGCATTCGTAAACAGCGACAATACAATTGATGTGTATATTTATGAAACCGATGATGCAATGCAGCCAACTTATAAGTTTACAGAGGAAATGGAAAACTTAAAAGCAAGTGATTTTGCAAAGGTAATGAACTGCATTGCCGATGATAATCAGTTGTGGGACAAATCAATTGATGAACTCGATTGGGATGTTGATGTAATTGAATGTGATGAGATTGATTGATACAGAGAATAATAAGGCAGACGCAAACAAATGTGCCTGTCTTATTTTATTGGAAAGGATGTGAACTAAATGAAATATTCACTAATTAACTACTTTGATGTGTGGGGGAAATAAAAAAGAGGGTTGGGAAGTCAACAATCTTTGCACAGAAAAAACAGGAATCGTTATTGCCGATGATGCAAGCGATAAAGAGATTTTAAATTATCTTGTGCAAATTGGTTTCCTTACTACATCTGACATGAGAAAAGTAAAAATTGATACAAGCTGCAGAGATATGATGGAAATTTACGCAGTTAAAGATATGTATCCATTAGGTAGATTACAGGCTGAGATATAAGGAAGGAGAATGTAAAATGAGCGATTTAAAAGATAAAAATATTATTAGTGAGTATCTTATGTATGTTGATAAGAATTGTAATAAGTTAAGAGGTAATGCAAATTTTTACGAAGCATCAGAAAGTTTACGGATTCATATTGATGATGAGATGTTTCTTATTGTTGATAGTTGGGACTTTATAAGAGAACTTAATGAGTGGCTTAATGATAATTATGCAAAAGAATTGTGTGACGAGACAAGATATGAATTACCAGAAGATATTCGTGACAGAGAATATTTTACAACATGGCTTGATTATCTTGTAGATGGAATGTGGGGATTTTCAGATGAATATTCAGTTTGTGAGCATTGTAATAAGGCATTTAGAACTTCGCCTGATAGTTATTCATGGGTTGCAAACTACTGGGTTGGTGACGGATTCATCTTATGCGAAGACTGTGTGAGGGAAGATTATTCAGAAGAGTATCTTGAATCATTAGAGAACAATCCAAAAACTGCAAATACAATTCTTTCAGATAATGAAATTGAAAAAGCAGGATATAAGAAAGTAGTATCTGATTGTGAGTCTGGTTGGTATGGAAGGTGTGATAATCCTGAAAAGATGTTAGAGCAAAAAATTCAAAATAATAAAGATGGAAGATATTTATTCAGTATTTCAGGAACAGGACAGTTTCATACGAATTTTGATATGTGGGAAAAGATAGCATAGAAAGCGAGGTTGATTGATATGACAATGGAAATATTAAAAGCCAGAATAGATGAAATATTAAAGAAAATGTGGGGTGTAAATGAACATGGTGGCATCGAAATCTATGCTGACTATAGAGATAGAGAACTTTCTGATGGTTTTTTAAAAAAGATATTTGAGCATAATAATCCAAGCGAGGCTTTTAATGATGAATTAGTTGATTGGGCTATGGATTATGCGATGGAGTACGGAGAAGATGAGCTTGAAAAGGATATTCGTAAAGAACTGACAGATGAAGAGGAAGAGTATTTTACAGATAATTTTGATGAGATATGGGAATATGTAAAAGAAAATACATATTTTTATTACAACGCAGAGGATTTTAATAATGAAGTCAAAGTAAATATCATGGTGGATTGTGGTAATTGGAATTACGATTGCGTTTGCGATAATGTTCTGAATTGGTATGGAAATTCAGGAGATGGAAGTATTGATAAAGAATCATCTATGCTGTGGTTAGCAAAAACACAAGGTAAAGCAACTGCATTAAGAAAGGCTTGTAAACAAGTACATAGAGATGACGGATATTATGTAGATAGAGATAAAAATAAAGACAAATTTATTGAAAGCTGCATACAGGAATTTGAAAATCTTTCATCACATATGGGAACTGTAACATTTCTTGTAAAAATGCCGTTATTTGAATTGTTTGATTTAATAGAATTGCAGAACAAGGAATATGACGAAAAGGGAAAATACGATCCACGAAAGAATGAAAAATCAAAATCTTATATTGTTCTTGGGAAAGAAACAATGTGTGGGTTATATGATTCTTGGTCTGGCGGTGGTTCTGTATTAGAAGTAGAACTAGATAAGGATGTTAAACTCCCTATTAAATATGCAGTCTTTTGTGTAGAGGGATGTAAGATGCATGGATATGATATTGATGAAGTCTATGGACTGATTGATAGTTGTTGGAAAGGAACAGTAAAGAAAATAAAAGAGGTGGCTTGATATGGATAAAGTAAAAGTGATTTTCCGAAAAAATAAATATAATGATGTGATTGCATTCTTTCCAGAAGAGAGCGCAAATTACGGGAATATTATGTCATATATGCATATTGGTCAGCATGGTGAAGCAAGTTATGAATTTTATTTGACTACTCGTAAGGCAAATGAAAATGAGTATGCTGATTTATTTGCTGAGTTACGTAAGATATATGATGATTGTGAATTGATAGTAAAACAGAGAGTTAATTACAACGATTTAAGAGATAAAGCATGGAAATAAAACCAGAGGAAAGAACTGTTTCGTAGCAAAATGCGAACTATATATAGTAGCCATACAATTATATATACACTATATGTAGCGGTTAAGAGAAAAGCAAGGAGAGTGATCAGTATGAGAGATTTAAAGCCTGGTGATGTTGTTCATGTTCAAGGAATTGTTTGTGAGATTGCAGAAATTGCATGGCAAGAGCCTTGGGATTGGAGAGAGGCATATTACTTAGAGTTTAGAGATACAAACGGAATATACAGAAGTTGGAAAGAAAATTTCGATGGTGGTTATGCTGAGTTGAAGGGAGAGTGATTAGCATGATGACAAGATCTTCATTTCCGGTTTGCTTCGTGTAAACCGGATTTCTTTTTATGAGAATATATTAAGAGAAATAAAAAATTCATAGAATTATTACGCATGGAATTTTGAATAGTAGTATGGAAAGGATGAGAAATATAAATACACCAAAGTATATAATTATTACCAAGAATAAAGCAATGGAAAATAGTCCTGAAGATGTTATAAATGAGCAGTACGAGAAAAGGGAAGTTTTCGGACTAAATGGTTCTGATTATATCTGTCATTATTTTGACAGCGACATTTACAGAAGCGTTCCTGATATTGATGAAGCAATTCAATATTTAAACATCAAAGAGGGTTATGACATGGTTCAGTTCGACAATGGGAACATCGGGTTTGTTGCTTACTACGATGGAGTCGAAAACGGACTTGAGGTTATCGGATAAACAAAAGCGAAGAGAGGAGAAAAATATGTATACGTTTGAATTTACCTATGATAGAGACATTGATGATTTTGGGTCAATCCAGTTTTGCGCAAAAACAAGATCAGAAGCGGAAACGCTGTTCAAGGAATGGTGCGAAGAAAACGACTTGGAGATAGACGAATATGACGTAAAAATAACGTACAACACCTATGATGCACAAGAGTACGGTGATGATTATATGCCATGTGTCGATTTAGGATTAATGAAGGACGACGCGAATACCGTATGGTGCGATGAGGACATTGGCGCTGCGCTGATGGATATTGGAATTGAGCCTAGCGCAGAGAATATTAGAAAAGTTGCAACTCCAGAGTTCATCAAGGGATTCTACAATCTGATGATTCAACACGGAAATGAAATGATCCATCAGATGGTGAGCGAATTGTTTGACTAAAATTGAAACTGCTGAAAACAGGTTAAAACGGAAAGAGGAGAAACAATTATGAGTCACATTGTTAAGACTGTTTCGGAACGGAAAGAAATGCAGCACGTAGAATACGGAATAGAGTTTCAGGCGATCGAAAAGGAAGAAGGTTGCGGATGTAGATTCCCATGCAACAAAGATGGAACGCTAATCCACGATGAGAATTTCAATATTTGGTTTCAAAATTATAAATACTGTCTTTCTCATCCAGAGTTATTTGAAAATCGCGGCGTTGTAAAAGAAAGTTGGTGGTATACAGAACCAGCTCATGCTATTTGCAGTTGCGGAGAAGAAATTTTGCTGCAAGGAGATACGATGTGTCCGAAGTGTGGACAGTGGTACAACGCATTTGGACAGGCTTTGAAAGATCCGGACGAATGGGAAGATGACAGGTTTGACGGAGATTTTATTGACGACGATTTGTTTTATTGAACGGAGGTTTGATATGAAATATAAATTACGGATTTACAAAAAGACGGGTGCTGATAAGGGAAATTTAGACCATGAGGAATTTTTCCAGACGGAAGAGGAAATGAAGAGCAGATATAAAGATCTATTCGATTATAATTCCTTTGGTTTGAATCCTACGATGTGGGCGATTAAAAGCGATGGAGAATGGTCAAGAATCGGCTGATGAGAGTCTGTTTGATACGGAAACTCGTAAATATATTTATGTAAGAAAGGGCGGAGTTAAAATGAAGAAAACTATTGAATATGCAGCTTTTATGCGGGACAAATTCTACGGAGAATACAAGGAAATTGTGTCTCCTAAAAAATCTTTAGTGTTAGTGAAACAGCTACTAGAAGAATATATTAAATTTGGTTGGTCTGAACTCTGGGACACTAAAGATACGATTATCAAAAAACGAATTGTTGAGACTTACACAAGTGAATGGAATAATATTTCAGATATAGATTGTTGTGAAGCGGAAAAAGGAAGGGATGATTTTGCACATACGCCTCGCCAGATGGCGGAAAAACTCATCGAATTCCAGAGAGATTTCACTGACGGTTGGGACGATGAAGATGCAGTTTCCTGCGAAACAAAATGTTTGGAAAAACTGTTTGGCGAGTTGCAGGAAAGCGAAGAGTTTGAAATTCTTGCCCACCATCTAGATGATATGTTTTGTAACAGTGTTTTTGATACTTGACAATACAAAATAGCAATTTCAAATGGAGAGACTAATGGAGATTAGAGTGATTGACTATGATGCGGTAGTTGGATTTGTTGATTATGGAACTATTGATAAGGAGTGATGTAATATGACAAAAAATGAATTAAAAATGAAATTAGAAGCAGGTGCATTTCTTATAGACCTATTTGATTTTACATATGGACAGGAATGTATAATTTATAAGGGAAATTTCGAAACCTCTGATCATATTATTTATATTCCAGATGTTGATATGAACGAAATTGATACAGAATCTGTATTGGAGGATGAAGAAATTGAAAATGTGCTTAATAATTGTTATACGGGAAATGATTTTATGACGGAATGTAACGGTCATGAAGATTTAGCAAGAGAATTATTTGACTTTGTTGATTGGCAACATCCAAATATTCAAGATTTGTTAGATTTGTATAGCGACGAAGAATTTGAAAGAGAGCATGGTTTTTCAATGGAAGAGTTGATCTAAAATAGGAGATTCGACGGAGAAGGCAGCATAAGATAAGAGAATATATAAGAGGTGGAGAAATCTGCCTCTTATTTTATTGGAGGGAAATATGAAAGCATATAAATTATTACGGAAATTGTCAGATGGAAAATTATACCCGCTATTCATTCATAAGACATATTCAACACCGTTTAATGAATGGATGCAAGCAGAATGTTATCCGACAAAGGGATTTGCAGTTCGATGCGGCTGGCATTGTTGTTTTAAACCATTTGCACCTCATTTATCAATTCGACTTGCAAACGGAGAGCAAAGAGTCTGGGTTGAGTGCGAGGTTGAAGACTGGACAAGTTACAACAGACCGGAAAGTCAGGGAGGCAGTTGGATTCTTGCGCAGAAAATGAAAATAATTAAGGAACTTACGGAAACGGAAGTTAATGAAATATTACGAGATGCTGCATAGCGAGGAGGATAATATGTTAGATATTACAAGTTTATATGTATATAGAATTGAAGAATTGGCTGTTGGAATTGTAAAGGCAAAATCATACGAAGACGCAAGAGAAAAGGTTAAGGCGGCTTATTTTAAACATAATGATTGCTTTAATTCTGAAAGAGATGTCGTTGAGATAGAAAAAATTGTAGAGAATAATTCATGGTTTAGTGATAATCCTGATGTAGTTGAAGTCGATGAATTAATATAGAAGTGGAGTGATGATAATGGAAATTAGAAACGTTGTAAATAATGGAGTGCAGATTCCGAACGAATGTACTTGTATCTGGTGCGGATCAAAAATGCGGCGTGGTGGTGCTAATAGAATGGGTGCAGGAGTTAATAGTTTTTCTTTATGGTGCGATAATTGCGGAGCTGTAGTTGTACATGCTTGTGATTTTGGAAAGAAAATTATCGGCTATGAAGTCAAATGGGATGTGAAATAGGCAAGTAAACAAGAGTTTCAAGTGATAGAATGGAGGAATAAAAATGGAATTATTAAAGGAATATTCGGAAAAATATGGATTAAAAGAAGTTGTAAACGACTATAACGAGCATAGACAAACAAAAGAAAATAGCATTGTATTCTCTAACGGATGGGTTGCTTCCATCGTAAAAAATGATGGCATTGATGTTTATCATCCAAACGGAAAACATACCAAAGAATATAAATCAGACAAAAAGTATTCAGTTGCGATGTGTGATTATAATGGATATTTTGACTGGAATTTATTGAATCAATACGGAGCAATTGAAGGTTGCATTTATTGTAATACGGAATTAGAGATTTTGATTGCTTGCGAAACAATTAGGAGACTTTAGAAAAACCACAATGAAATGAGGATTTAGATTGAGTGTTAATCTTTATACAGACAGACTAATTAAGTTGTTTGGTTTTTCTCAAAAGATAATTGGAGTGTAAAGATAATGTTTAAAGGTAAATTGAGTAGGAGAGAATAAACATGAAAAGAGAAACGGCAGAAAAAATTGCAAAAGATTTTTTGAATCAGATGAACCCTGAAATGTGGGATGGCAATGGTGAAAAGCCAGAATCAGTTAATACTAAAATTTGGGAGTATGATTTATGTGAACATGATTTTCTTGATGTAAGCATTGAATATAACAATGAAGAAAAAACATGGGAACATTGTTGTGAGATTGTAGATAAGAAAAGTGGTCTTATGACAGAAATATTGCATGGCTACGGAATTGACTCTTATTTCAACTTAGCAGATACAATAGAAGATATATGTCAAGGATATTAAAAAAAGAGTTTCTTTAGATGATAGGAAAATTAAAGTTATTAAGGAGTGATGATAACATGCTGGAAATGAAAAATGGGTTTGTGATAACAGACGATGATTGCATGCAGTGCCGAAAAGATCTTGGAGATAGAAAATTCTTGTTTGTACAGGCAATTTGGATGGACGGATGTGATGAGTATTGCGTTGTTGCCAATTTGGAAGATTTAAAGGAAATGTCGTTGGACGATATTGAAATGGCAATTTGTGGGTTTTACGATAACGTAAAGGCAATGGAAGAATCTTATGGTCTACCACTCGGGCAACTTGACGAACTCGTTTCGGAATGTGCTTTTGAAAATCATCCATATTGCGATTGGGATCATAAAAGCAAATTTGTTACACGAGAGCGGGCGGAAGAAATTATTCAGGAGTTCGTGGATACAAATGGTGAAGTATTTTTGGAAGAATAGAATCAGCGAAAACCGTATTTGGCAGGAGGAATGTTATGCAGAAAAATACAGCAGGGATAGAAAAAATCATTGCTAATTTAGCCGTCAAAGATTACTCTGCGTCCATAAATAGACTGACTGCGGCACAAAGAAAAAATATTGCAACTCAAAAGAAAACACTTGCGGATTATGGCGGTGTCATTTTGAGAGAAAAGACCAGAGAAGCAATGGAAATTCGGGATGACTACTTGCAAGAAAAGATAACCGAAGAGGAATTCAAAGCATGGTGTTTGAAATACAATTTAACTGCATGAAGAAGTGTTTGGAATGCAATGAAAGTTTGCTTTCGTATAATGGAAATTGATTGAACGGATGACTGATAGGTTGTCCGCTTTTTTTTGCATGGAGGGATATAACTATAACATGAGAAGAGAAAACGAGAATGAAATTAGGGAAAGAACGGAAGAGTGGCTGGATGAACGCAGGATGATTGCGGAAAATTTCCCGGAGAGGCATCAAGAAAAGGCGTATTATGAAGGCGGTCTGAAAGCTGCTGAGATGCTTGGGTACTCTTGGAATTATAAAAACGGAAGGCATACACTTTATAAATAAAGCGGAGGTTTAAATATGGTTGCGATAACGGAAGAAAAGTTGAACGAGATGTTTGATCATTACATCGATCTTGAAGCAAAAGAAAGGCAAGAAAGTCATGGATCTTATAATGAAGCCTGGATATCCGGCGAATGTGAGGAAGCGCAACGATGGCTGAAGATGTTTGGCGTGGATGTGTCGTATGACAGGGTGAAACCGCTAGTTGAGGAAAGATGTAAGAAATACGGATATTAAGTTGCTTACAAATCCTGTTTATTGGACAGGTAAAGTGATATAATATAAGCCAAAGGAGAGCGAAACGATGAATATTAGTGAATTTAGCACAAAAAGACGGGTTGAAATTTTACGGCAGCTGGATCGGCGGCTGCCAGATATGAAGTTGATTTCCATTGGTAAAATCGGATAAGGAAGGTAGTTGTTATGGGAAAATTAATAGGTTGTGCAATTGCATTGTTTGTGGTATATGGTATTCCGTATTTAATGGATGGTAAAAACAGGAAAGAATGCGAAAGAAGAAATGCAGATGAATTTATGAAAAAAGGATTTGGTGATGATTATAAGGAAAAAATGGATAGATGGAGCAAGGGGGTGTAATATATGGGATTATTTGGGTTATTTTATACAGCATTTGGGTTAGGATGTAAAGGTGTTTCTAGTATTAAAAATATTTTAGAAGATGAGGAAAATAAAACGATATATAGGGATAATGAATGTAATACCTATCTCGACCATAATGCAACTAGAAGAGACTTAGATACAAATCATCGCATGAGCATAGAACATGCTTCAAATGGAGATATATGGCTAAGAGATACGGACACGGGAAGATATGTAAGGAATTTGACCGACGAGAGGGCTGAAAGAAAATATCAAGAAGAGAAAGCCAAAGCTGCTTGCGGTAAAAGCGATAGAACGCATATTCAATATGGAACGGATGAGCATAGACAAGATGAATTTCCTGGATATAGATATAAGGATTTTAAAACAGGAAAATTATATGTTGCGAGGAAGATGATATTCACCTTAGAACATATGAGAATGTTAAATCTTTGGTGCGGTACAAGTAAATTTTGTGGTCTTGATGTGCCATCAAAAAGTTGCGATGGATTTTGTGTGTTATTTGATATTAATTCAAAGAAAATTGTTCGACTTACCGATGGCACACTTGAATCTATGTTAGGAATGGGTGCATTAATGGAAGATATTAAAGCATTCTTTCCTAAATATGTTTCAGAATATGAAGAGAAAATGAAAAATCCCGACTGGGAATGGTATAAAGACAGGTTATATTATTCAAGACCTATTGATTATTATAAGATAGATGCCTTAAATGACAAATATATTGAAAGATTAGAGGCAAAAGTGAGAAGAAGAAGAGAAGAAAAGAGGTAGATAAAAATGAAATGGTATTATAATTCAGACGATGATGATAGATTACATGAATGTGATTCGCATGATGAAGCTGTAACAATGATAATGTTTTCTTCGAGATATCCAGCCATGATTAATTCTGTTCCGAATTATTATATTTATCATGGCAAAGAGAAAGTTGAAACAATATTGGGAAAAGATTTGTTTGGATGGTACATAGAAAACGGTGGGGAAGTATTGGAAGAATTTATGAACAAAGAAAGTGAATGCGAAGAAACAACTGATGTGCCTAATGCAAAGAAGAGTATACAAGAACAAGTAGATGAATTAAGTGATACTTTACAAGGCGTAAATAATTCACTAGCTCAATTTGAAAATAATATTAGATTATTAACACAAATAATGTTTGGAGGCAATGACAATGAAGGGTAGACTAGAACATTCATTACAAACGGAAAATACAATAGAAAAAATATTGGATGAATTGCCAAGTGTTGTAACTGATTATTACTATGAATTTAAGTCTGGCAGACAACCGAAGTCTTGTTTGGAATACATAAGAAAGATAAATAAATTTTTGTGTTTTATTAATCAAGATGATCTAAAAAATATAGATATTTCAAATATAACAAGATTGGATGTGTCAAAATTTTTAGATTCAATTTCTTACACTATAGATAATAATGGAAGCAAAAAAGAAAGTTCTCTGTCTTATAGACAAGGGTATCATAGTATATTGAAAAGTTTTTTTGATTATTTATATGATAATCAATATATTAACGAGAATCCGCTGCAACGAATTAAGAGGCCGAAAGGCGAAGATTATGTGCATCGGATTTTTTTAAATGAATATGAACTAAAAGATGTTCTATTGGCCGTAGAAACAGGAGCTGGAAATGATAGATGTGTTTCGAGACAATATAAATGGCAGAATAGAGATCGAGTAATAATGATGTTGTTTATTCAAACCGGCATTCGTGAAACGGCATTAAGTGAAATTAATGTAGAAGACATCGATTTTGGTACTCATACAATTAAGAGCGTTATAGAAAAAGGACATAAAGATAAAATATTTAAAATGAGTTCAAAATTGGAAGGTGCTATGATAGAATGGATAGATACAAGAGAAAAATTGCTTAACGGCAAAGAAGAAGATGCTTTATTCATTTCTTCGGAGCGAAAAAGAATTAGTCAGAGAAGTTTATATGAAATAGTTGGAAAATTTACAAAGGAAGCATTAGGATATTCTGTTTCGCCACATAAACTAAGAGCTGCTTTTGCCAACTTGATGTTAGAGAAGACGAATGGAAATATCTATGTAGTGCAACAACTATTAGGACATTCCAGAACCGACACGACAGCCAAGATATACGTAAAAGACAATCGAAACAAATATAATGATTTAGCTGCAAATATCATAGAAGAAACAATATTTGATTAAAAAGGAGAATATGAAATATGATAGTTGATGAATATAAGGTGATTAAAAGAGATTATGGAAAACCTGAATTGAAAAAAATACATCAATATGAAACAGTTTATAATGGCGAAATTGATTATTTTAAATTGGCTGACATGTTAGACGAAATATTTGAACTTTCATATTGTAACGAAGAATATTTATATGTAATTGCTATGGATACCGCGTGGAACATTAAAGGCATTTATGAAGCTGGGCATGGTGATTATGGATGCGTGTGTGTTTACAGTAGAGAATTGTTTACTTTTTTATTGTTATCAGGCGCAGAACAATTCATTATAGCACATAATCATACAAATGGAATTCTCGAAGCTAGTGAAGGAGATAAAAAATGGACTATGACGATGAATATGTGCGCCAATGTTTTGCATATTAAATTTACAGAGCATTTAATTATGACAGAAGATGGGGTGATTTGCATAAAAAATGAATGTTGTTCAGAGTTTGATAATAAGGTTGATTGGGATAACATAAAAATATGATGGAAGAAAAAAGAAATGCAAACAATAAACGATATACTTGTGCGAGCGTATACACAAAAGGAAAAATACGGAAAACTTGATTTTGAATTAGATCTCCAAATAAAAGGGATAAAACAAAAGAAACTTACGAATTATCAAAAAAAATTGTTACATAAAATTGAAACGGAGGCGAATGAATTTGACAGAAAAGGAAATGAATAGACTCTATATAATTTTAAGCAAAATTTCCGATCCTGATGAAAAGGCAGCTCTACGACATGCAATTTTTGTACTGGAAAGCAACAGGTAAGCATGTTACACTTATTGGGAGGATAGTAACAAAGCGGAGGTATAAGATGGAAGAATATTTAGTATGTGAAATGAATTTGGTATATGGAAACCAATTGAAAAAGGCAAGGCGCTTGACAGAGGAAGAAAAAACTCATTATATGCCGTGGTTCAGAGAAATCGGATTTGTAGGAATTGGAGACAGTGTAAACTTGGAATATCTTAGTCTGTATCAAATAAGAGAAATTTTGGGTGATCGTGATAGCGACGGCAAGTTTGTTAGTTCCTCTGGAGATGTTTATATTGTCTCTCAAGACGAGTGGAACAAAATGATTAAGATGAATGAAGAACAAGGAATATTAAAAAAGAAGAAAGATCTGAAAGAAAAAATTGAGGATTTACAATACACAATCGAGCGCTGCGAATCTGCAAAAAAATTATATACCAGAGAAGAAGCTCAGGCAGAAAGAAAAAGATATAACAATCTTTTTAACGAGGGAGGCGAGGGATTTGTTCCTCACTTTTACACGGTTGAAGAATATGAATGGGCAAAAGAAAATTTAAAAGAATACCAAAAAGAGCTGTCTGAGTTGGGTGGATGATTATGAGTCCAGAAAGTATACGGTAGCCAAAGAGAAACGAAATAATAGTTTCGTGTGCAATGTTATAACAATGTATTGACAGTGATGCAAATGGAGAATATAATAATATTAAAGAAAGGAGTGATATGTATGGCAAATACAAATGTAACAATGAGAATTGATGAAACGCTGAAAGCACAATTACAGGAGCTTATGTCTAATCTTGGAATGGATATGACTACTTTTTTTACGATGGCTGCTAAACAAGCCGTAAGAGAACAGGCTTTACCATTTCGTCCTGATATGAATACTGGGATATATGGCTTGAAATCATATCAGTTAGCAATGAAAAATACAAATTACAATAAAGATGGGAAAGCGACAATATCTTCTGTTGACGATTGGTCAACTGAATCAGAATGGGATGATATGTTTGAGCAAATGAAAAAAGAAAGAGGTATTGAATAGTGAACAAAGGAGAAGTATGGTTTGTTGAATTTCCATTAGAAGAAGATCCAAGTAGAATACTGAATAGACCTGTTGTGGTGCTTGATGAGAATTTACTTGGTGTATTATCTGTCAAGATAACAAAGCATAAGGCAAGAAAAGAAGACCCTTATGATACGCCTATTATCTATTGGGAAGAAGCGAGTTTGAGATTGGCTTCAACTGCGAGAGTATCAAAAGTGACGTTGCTTACAAAAGATAGCTTTATATTCAAAATCGGTGATTTGCACAAAGATGATTTGGATAGAATTGAAAACATGTATAGAAAATTTTTAGAAGATAATGGTGCTGTATAAATTATAGCACCATTACTTATTAAAAAGAGAATATTAAAGTGACACGAAACCAAGTTTTCTTTTGAAACAGAAAGGAATTATTTTATGAAATATACAAATAGATTAACAGATGAAGAATTAAGAGAAGTATATGGCTTATTTATTGATTCAGACGGAAAAATCAATGAATTAAATATTACAAGAGGTGTATTACAAGAGATGAATGTTCTATTGGGCTTGAAGGATATGTAGAGATTCCTGAATTTGAAGAAGAGAGACTAAAAGAGGACTCGAATGCAACTATTATCATTGATGATGATTATGAAATTACAGATTATGATGTCAAAGTGTATCACCATTCAGGTAATTGTACATCAGATTATAGAAAATGGATGTATAACAAATTTGGTGATGAATATGCAAGAGATTACTTATTTAACGACTAAGAAATCTAAGTTTCGACTGGAGGTGTTATATATGTCGGATGTTCGTGAACTATATAAAAGGATCATGAAATATGATTCGAACGCCATTGATGATATTGAAACATTGAGTCAGGCAAAAGAAATTATAAAAACGATTTTAAATAATATAATTGTAGGTCAATATAATCCATTAGACTTTATTTCAATCAATAAATTTATTGTATTAAATGGAGAAGAAAATATTATAGTTGATAAGAAAAATAATGACAATTTTATTGATGATTTGAAAAATGCGGTCAATATAATTGTAGACAATCAAGTAATGCCAGAAGAGGATGTTAAAATTTTAATGAACAAAAAGACACATAATGAATTATCGTTAATATTTAAAACAATGCCATATACTAATATATTGTTTAATTATCAAGTAGATATTGTGGAAAATATAAAAAATGGAGAACTTAAAATAGAATGTTGAAAACCGAGTTTTCTTTGGAGCGGAAAGGATAATTAGAAAATGACAAAACACAAATATAACGTGTATGGAGTTTTTCAGGCAGGAGGATCATTGTTCAGCGGTACTTGTGTATCGGACGATATTGTTAAGGTAATAGAAATGTTTAGAGAAGAGGGATATTCCATATGGAACATTGAAAGAAAAGAACAAGTACGAGCTGATGAACAAATTGGAATACGAAATACAAACATTTTAGGTGGATATTCTGCTGAAGGAAACAATAAAAACAATATATATGGTTTATACAAACAGGTAATGAAGAATAAACCAGATGCGATTGACAAAATAAATACCTTAGATGAAGCAAAGCAAATCTTAAAAATGATTACTGGAAATATATATATTAATGGGAAAATATATGAATCGTTGGACAAAATTTGCAAAAAGCAAGAGGAAATCTAGGTTTGCTATGGAAGGAGAATAGAATGTATGGAGAATGAATATAAAGCAGAAGAAACAGAATTTGGAATAAAAACAAGCCATCCTAGTTATGGTACTTTACGATTTAACAGAGCTTATGGTGGAAAGACACCATTATTCGGAAGTAGCATTGAACATAGTAATGTAATTACAATGGAACTTAGACATGCTGATATTACAAGAGGGTTAAATCGTGACGATATTTTTGGTAACAAGCCTATTGTAGAAGTTGAAATGAGTTATTCACAATTTGCTGAGGCAATTACATCTTTCGGACAAGGAACAGGAATTCCAGTAACAATTCGCTATACTGAAAAAGATGGGAAAATACCTCCGTGTGATTTTGTTAGCAAAAGAGAACAATTCACAGGAGAATTTAAAGAGCATGCTAATAATGCGATGAAAAAGTCAAATGAGTTAATAAATGAAGTTGTTGAACTGTTTTCTTCAAAAAAGACACTTACAAAGGCAGATAAAGAAAATATTTTAAAAAAGCTCAATATGTTAAATTACGATATTGGAAGCAATATTGGATTTATTGCAGATCAGTTTAATGAACAAATGGACAAAACTGTTATGGAAGCAAAGGGAGAAATTGAGTTCTTTTGCCAGAATAAAATAAATGCTATTGCAAGTGCTGCGTTGGTAGAGCATAGAGACGAGATATTAAAATTGGAAAATCCAGTTGATATTGAATCAGAATAAGGCAAGTAAATTTAATTTTACATGCAAAATAGAGGTGATTATATTGGGTAAATATTTAGATCAATGTGCAAATGATGCGTGGGAAGTTATCAGAGGTAGAAAAAAGATTATAGGAAATAAAATTATTGCTTGTAATCTTACAGATAAAAATATAGAAAGTCAGGAAGAAAATTATGGCTGGCTTGCTCCAAATGGTACATTTTATTCTGTCGAATTTGGAGAACATCAAGCATGGGCTTCTCAATATTTATTAAATGAATATAGAGAAGGAAATATTGAATTAAAATGCAGTGAAGATCCTGGCGATAAATTATGTGAAATTGGGTTTATTTTACTTCATAATCCACATGGATATAATTTCTCTATCACAAGGGATTATAAAAAGAGAATTACTAATAGACAGAAAGAATTCCTTATTAACTATTTCGAAAAAAGAAACATGAATCAGTGGCTAGAGAAATTATATCAAGAAGAAATCTAAGCTTGCTATCGAATTAAGGAGAAAAATATGTCGAAGAAAATTATATATACAGATGAATTTGGAAACAAAATAGATATTAATTCAATCGAGGGTATTCATGTTATACTTAACGATATTTTCGCAACATGTGATACCGAAAACCGTTGTTTATGCGTTAAAGAGAATATCAAAGCAATAGCAGAAAAGTGTTGCGAAATCAGGAAACTAGAAATTAAAACTGGCAAACCTCAAGATAAAGCAAGCATTTGGTAAGGAAATTCGACTTTCAAAGGGAGAGAGGAGATATTTGTGAATATAATTCGTAATTTGAAAGTTGATTTAGATAGAATAGAACTTTTTTCAGATATGGGATATGAATATAATGTAGACGAATACAAGGACTCAATGGTAAAACATTTAAAAGAATTATTTTATAACCAAGATCCACATCAAAATAAATTGATAGTTAAAGCGGTTCTATCAAAAGAAATATTTGAAAAAATGTCAGATCAAAGCGCAGCACAAGCATTAAGAGAGATTATTTTTGCTTCTGATAATATAATTGATTGGGATAGAGCATTTGAGGCTATTCAAAAATATATGCCAGAATTGAAAATGTTTGATTAGAAACGAGGTGAAATAAATGAAAATAAGATATGCTATTGAAAAAGAAATAGAAGTTCCAGATAATTTAACAGCTATGGACGTTGATGATATCATTTCACAGAAATGTAAAGAAGAGAATGGATTTGATTATCAATGGATACATACAAGCGAAATTAATAAACAACATTTAACAGGATTATTTGAAGAGAGATGAAATGACGATTTCAAGAGGTGGTTAGATGGAGAATATATTTAAGAGTGCGACGGATGAAGAGTTAAAAGTATACTGTCAACAATATAGAGAGTGGCAGAAAACAGGAATGATTCCAGATAATAAATTGGGCAAAATAAGGGATTTATACTCTGAGTGTTCAAACACATGGCAAGTAAATCTAATGGCTGATTTATTGGATGTTTTGATGGAGAGATGGATGATATAAGCAAACGAAAAATTGCTTTCAAAAGGAGATGGAAATAAATGGACTTAAATAATATTAGTAAATATATTAGCCTGATTTTAAGACATAAACCTGAAGTAATTGGAATTACTCTCGATGAACACGGTTGGGCGAGTGTATCTGATTTAATAAGAGGGATAGAAAAAGACAATCCAGGTTTCAATATGGAAATATTAGAAGAAATCGTGCGTTCTGATTCAAAAGGACGGTATTCTTTTAGTAATGACAAGACCTTGATTAGAGCAAACCAAGGACATTCTATTCCTGTTGATGTGGAACTAGAAGAGAAACAGCCGCCAGAAATTTTATACCATGGAACTGGTGAAAAATATGTGGATTCGATTGATAAGATGGGTTTGATTCCAAAAAGCAGATTGTACGTTCATCTTTCAAAAGATATTAACACGGCAGAACAAGTAGGGAAACGGCATGGAAAAGAAGTTGTGTATCAGGTTGCTGCTGGACAGATGCACAAAGATGGATATAAATTCTTTTTGTCTGTAAATAGTGTTTGGCTTACTAAAAAAGTCCCTATTAAATATTTAAAACGATGAAAGATTGTTTTCGACGGAGGAATGCAAAGTGAAACTTGGAGATATTTATATAAATAAAGAGAATAAGTCCATTATTCAGATTGATAGCTTTGCGACTCATATGGCAAGGCCCGGAAGAGATGTTGTAATCGTCGTCTTTAGACAGATAGAAAAGCATAACCAATTCGAAATAGGGAGTTGTCCTAGTTTTAATGGATATGGGCTTAAAGAAGAAATTGAATCTGAATATGAATTATTGGTGCCACAAGAGAAACTGAGTGAATATAGCGATTGGAATGAGATATTTGAGTTTGCAAAATGTAGTTGAAAATTTTTCTTAGAGGAGACATAAACATGTATGCGAACTTACAAAGAATGAATAGGAGGACTTATGACTATTTGCGATAGAGATTGTGAAAAGTGCAGCCGGTTAAATATAAAGGTTGACAAATTGGGTTATCCTTGGGGGTATGAATGTCTGAAATATGGAGACTCTGTAATTCGGAAAAATTTTAAGGATGTTAAGGAGTTTCCGAATTATAAATCAAAGTGAAATCGCTTATACGGAGGAAATATGTAATGAATAAAGCTATGGAGGAAATATTAACCTATTTGAAGCAGTGCTATAGTGGAGCAAGGATGATGGGAGACGACGAGTGCGTGGTTCGGGTCGCACGGGCAATTGCAGCATTCAAAGCAGATCCGGAAATGCCAACAGAAGATATTTTTACAGAGAATTTTCTTGAAGATTTTTATACACCGTGAAACAGGCATTTCAAAAGGAAGAGGGCTGAAATATCAGTCCTCTTTTTTATGCAGTTCAGGATCATTCGTGCGACCAATCAAATAGTCTATGGAAACGTTGAAGTAATCCGCAAGTCTAACCAGTATATCTAAACTAGGCTTTTTATAGCCATTTTCGAAATTACTAATGGTTCCTCTGGTAGATCCGATTTCCTTGCCGAGCATCTCCATAGTTAAATTGTTTGATTGTCTTAATTCTTTTAATCTTTCTGGAAAATATCGGTAAAACAAAATCATTCAAATCACCTCTTGACAAAAGTATTCTGGCGGAATACAATGTATGTATTCAAACGGAATACATACAAATCATATGAAGGAGAGAGACAATGAATCAATTAAGGCAAATCCGTTTGAGAAACAAATGGACTCAACAGTATGTAGCGGACAGTATTGGAATTACAAAGGCAGCCTATTCAAATATTGAGAATCAAAATAGGCGTCCATCTTTAAAAGTTGCCATTAAATTGCAAGCTATGTTTGATGTTCCAATTGTATCAATGCTGGAAAATAAGAATAGCAATCCTTCACCGACCAAAGCTTAGAGATTGCTATCCTCCTACGATTTGAATTAGATTCAAATGTAAGTTCATTGTAACGTAAATTCTGGACTTATTCAAGTCGAAATTTTCCTAATGCAAATTTTGCACCTTGAAAATTTCATAAAAGGTTGGCTGCCAGATAAGGCTGTCGTGATGGAGTTGCGAAACTCTTAAATAGTGTGCGAGCAAATAGAGAATAAGACTATAGAACGCTATTAACCTTATTTTTCAAGAAAGGAAAATCTATTATGAAAGACGAAATGAAGGTATTAGAAATGGTCGCTGAAACGGAGATCCTTGGTAAAAAGATAAAAATGTATGGATCTGTTGAGGAACCGTATTTTGTAGCGACAGATGTCGCAGAATGGCTGGACGAAAGAGACGGCTATACTGTTGCACGTAAGGTGGACGACGAAGATAAGGATACACAGATAGTGTGTACCCTTGGCGGAATGCAGAAGACGACGGTGTTTACAGAAGACGGGCTTTACGATGCGTGCATGTTGTCAAGAAAAAAGATTGCAAAACCATTGAAGAAAGAGATTAAAATGTATCTGAAAGCAATCCGCAAGACTGGCGCTGCGATTCAGCCGGGCAGAGAAGAGGAAATGGTTCAGAAATATTTCCCATCCTTTTCGCCGGAAACTCAGGCAGATATGGTGAACGATCTTCTCACACAAAACAAGAAGCTTAGAGAAGAGAATTCGGAACTGCGCGAAGTGTATGATGATCTGATGGATACCAGCGACTACATGCAGATGAACACTGTCGCAAAAGAACTCGGTATTGGACATCATAAACTGATGGAATTTCTCAGAGAACATGGCGTTTTCTTCTATAATAATGATATGACCAATATTCCATACGAGAGATTCCGGAATGAAGGCAAATTCGTTGTGAAGGAAACTCGCTGCAGGGATGGTGCGTTCAGATCGGTTACATATGCAACCAGAAAAGGTCTTGATTATGTCAGAAAGCTTTTAAAGAAGAATGGATATGATATTTCTGCTGCTGTAACGGAGTAATAATTACATAGTCCGCGCTGTACATGCACGGAACCTGTCTTATGCTTTCCAGGTCAAAGAAAGCAGTGTTTCCTAAGATAAACATAAACACAGATTCAAACATTAGAAGCATGGCTGCCATGCTTCTATTTTTTGTAGTCAAAATTGGAGAATATATCTCAGGGAGGAGATTGAACAATGGCACAGAAGCGAAATTATGCATCAAAGCAGAGAGGAAAAACGGAAGTTGAACCGTTTTGGAATATTGAAGATATCAAAAATGTAATTGAATGGTTCGAGAATAGTGATGAATGGGATGGTTATCTTATTACGATGCTTGAAATCCTGATCGGGCGTCGTATCGGAGACGTAGTGAAGATGAAATGGTCAGACCTTTACTACGAAAATGGCAAAAAGAAAAGGGAAATCGACACAATCGTAGAGCAGAAAACTGGGAAAATTACAAGGATTCCGGTCAGCAGTATGGTTTTCGAAGCAGTTGAAACATATTTGGAGCATAAACCGTATATTCATCCGACGGACAATCTGGACAATTTTATTTTCTACCATAAGTCAAAATGGGAATGGCAGCAGCGCGAAAAAACTGTTGATTACAAGAATATTACGTTTGAACAGTGGTGCGCAAACAAGGATTTGTCGGACGATAGAAAGGAAAGAATTTTAAATGGGTTTAAAAAGTATAAAGAATACGCAACTCTTGGGAATACTTATATTACGAAGTGGAATGGACTGATGCTGTAAAATGGCAGACTGATAACTACAGGAAAAAGCTGAAAAAAGCTGTGGAAGATTGTAAGATTGAATATCCTGTATCTTCGCATAGCCTTAGAAAGACGTTCGGTTATTGGATTTATAAGACTCATCTGTTCGATCCTAACTGTATTTTGTCCTTGCAGAAATTGTTCAATCATGCAACTGTGGAACAAACATATGTTTACATTGGTATGATCGAAGAACAGAAACGCCGGTATCTGGAAGATCACGGAAATTTCATTCGTGACGTTCTTGCCGGAAACGCAGATAAGATCATCAAAAATATGCCAGTTATCTCAATGAAGACAGACGATTACAGTGCGATCATTCTGGAAGTAATAAAATCCATTCAGAACGGAGAAGATCCGCTGATGGTATATCAAGCTGCGATCAACAGTGGAAACGAAAGACGCATCGCGTAGGGAACGAAAGACGAATTTCGTTTCTAATCATATAGCTCTACATGTTCGGCTTTTAAAACATCTGACACTTCACATTCTAATGCAGTGCAGATTTTGTCAAGAGTTGAGTAGTTAATTTGTGTAGTTTTTCCACAAATAAACTTAGAAAGGCTGGATTCCTGCATATGGATAATGGATGACAATTCTTTTTGTGTCATTTTTTTGTCTTTGAGCGTTTGACCTAAAATAACTTTCATGTTTTCCATCCTTTCGTTTAAACTACATAAAAATTTTACCATATTTTACCAAAAAACACAACTTTGCAAAATTGTCTCATAAAACAATAAATTGTTCTACAAAACAATAAATTGTTCTTGACAACAATTTTAACTGGATATATAATCCAAAATATAGAAAGAAAATAAGTCCGAATAAACGAAGAAAGGAGGATGCGTGATGAAAGCAGATTACAATCAGTTTGATGTGGTTTTAGTTGATTTTGGCAACGAACAATCTGGTTCCGTTCAGTGTGGCGTAAGGCCTGCTATTATAATCCAGAATAATTTAGGAAACCATTACGGAACAACAACCATTGTAATGCCTGTTACATCTCAGATTAAAAAAGTGAATCAGCCGACGCATACTCTTATCAAAGCGGGAGAGGAAAATGGTCTAACGGTTGATTCTATGGTATTGGCAGAAGCCATTAAACAGATTTCTAAGCTGAGAATTAAAAAATACATTGGACATATCGCAGGCGAAGAGGATAGAAAGAATATCTTCAATGCGTATATGGCTAATTTTTTAGGGAGGTGCTGATATGACATATGTAGAGATGTCTATAGAGGACGCGTTGAAGTATAGTCGAAAAGGGAAGCATCAGATGGTGTTGGTTGCCATAGGAGATCTTGAAAACGAAACCGAGACGATTTCTTTCGTAAAAAAGAGTAAGCCGGAAGCCGAGAAAATTATCAAACAAGCTGAAACAATAGCGTTAGCAGCAGACGAGCTTATGGATATGCTGAAATGCTATACGGAAAAACAGGATATTTATCATATCAAACCGGTTGGAAAAATGAGCACGATTCTATTTCCGCCATCCTTAAAGGAATAGAACAAACCGAATAAATGTTCGAAATACGCTTGACAGAACAAATGTTCGGTTCTATAATGCAAATATCGGATAAAGCAAGAAAAGCCACTCATTCCACGAGGCGGGCACCTCATATGTGGAAGAGTGACTTCTCTCTGAACTTAATCTGATACGCCAGCAAGACGATATACAGAAATTATGTTCGATTTCATTTTTACATAGTTTAATCGAAAAGTCAAGATTTATTCACGAGCAATTTCTGTAACAAAAATCCAATTAGCGTTTTTTCATAATTAAATATAGAGAATATTTAAGTGCAAAACTTCTTGGACTTCTATTAAGTTTACTCTTTTTGCTCCTTTAGCTCAGTTGGTTAGAGCAGCTGCGTCATAAGCAGTAAGTCCTGCGTTCAAATCGCAGAAGGAGCATTTACGAAAAAGGAAGGGAGTGATGTTTTATGTTCCATCTCACAAATGGAAAGATTTACGTGATGGAAACGCCGAACGGAACGTACCTGCCAACAGAAAATTCTCAGGAAGCTAAGGAATTTACTTACAAACAGGCAAAATTTTTGCAGCAGAAAAGCGGTAAGAAATATTCTTGGATTCGGAATTTGATGATGGTGAACACTTCGACCGGCGAAGAAAAGGAACGTTCCAATTACAGAGGAAATGCAGATGCCTTTATTGGCGACAACGATGTGGAGTTTAATTTTTCCATATTAGAGGAGATCAACGCAGAAACATCTGCGATTCTCAAAACTTCCGGTTGGACGTTGGATGTCCTGAGTTCATATGAAGCAAAACTAAAGGTTGGGTTGAGCAAGTACGACAGCGCGTTGTCTGATGTTGAACATGCCATGCAGGAATATGTTCGGAAGAACGGTAAAAATCCATCTGCGAGCAAAGCGGCAAAACTTACATATCTCATGATCGATGTCCGGTCTAAGCGATCGGATATCAAAGAAGCACTTCGTTTTATCCATGTTATGCAGGATGGGATTACGAAGCGGCAGCCACTGCCAGAACTAAAGACAAACATGGAACGAGAAGTCACAGCGGAATACCGTGGCAGAACGGATTATTTCAAGCGGGCAAATGAAATTCTGGAAGGAGTGGTGTGAAATGTATTGCAAAAGATGTGGTCGAAAAATGTCCAAAACTATTTCTTATTCTCCAAATGGAACGGAAGTTTACAAAAAATGTAATTTCTGCAATAGAGAAAGTAAGCATGTGAAGATATTAAGCATTTTCGGCGTATTCCGTCGGCATTAGAAGAGGTGGTTTTTATGAAAAGTAAACGAATCGAAGCATGGCACTTCGACAGCGCACAGATGGACGTGATAAACCGGTTCTGTGCAAATGATCTACAAGTTTTACGGTCGATTGTGGACCCAATTTTGAAGAGATTCTACGATATTGATCGGGATGAAGCATACGGATTGGCGATGGAAATTCTGATGCAGTGCGTAGAGGATTACGATCATGAACGTGGAGCAAAACTGAATACATATTTTCGCCGTATTTTTGCCAGAGCTGCTATCGACTGGTATAGAGACGGTCATACATACGAAAAATGCAACTTTGAAACAGAGTTTAAGGACGGAAAGCGGTTGCGTGTCAAAGATGAAGAGAATAAAAGACCGATTAGAAAATACGACTTCTCTTTGGATGCGCTGTTATCGGAGACTCAAGCAGCTTTGGTTGAAAAGGTCTTTTTTGATAAGGGATTTGAAGATGATGTGGTGGAAGATAAGGTAGTACCAAAAGAAATAAAGGCATACCTAAATAATCTATCTTCGAAGCAGAGGGCGGTTGCTGAGTTAATTATGGATGGGTATCGTCAAAACGATATAATGTCCATTTTACATATGACAAAAGCGGAATATCTTGACTGTTTAAGCGCAATGAAAGCTTATAGAAACATGTCAATTTTATTCCCCCTTTTATGATTTTGACTTGTAAGAAAGGAAGATGTGAAAATGGAAGTAATCGGAAGAGACAAATGCAAAAAAGATACTTATATGTTAAAGACTTTATTGAATATGTTCAAAAGGAAACAGATTAACAAGGACAATCCTTTACAGAGAGAGCCTGATCAATGGAGCCTGTCGATGCAGGGATGGTTAGTAACTTCTGTTATAAAAGGGGAGGATATTGATCCGATTAAACTCTGTGAACAGCTCATTGGAAACTTGTGGATTGTTTGGCTGATTGACGGATTGCAGCGATTGACGACGTTGGAAAAATACTCCAATAACGCATTCCCCATTAGTAAAAAACAAAAGCTTCCGTATGTGTACTATCAAAAAATCGGAGAAAACGGGGAGAGGGAAGTTGTTGAATATGATTTGCGCGGAAAATACTATTCAGATCTTCCAGATGAGCTGAAAGACGCGTTTGATTCGTATCCGATTGAAGTTGTGAAGCAGTTGAACTGCACAAATGAAGACGTAGCTTACCATATTGAAAGATATGACCAGCAGAAAAATATGAACACCAACCAAAAAGGTATTCTATCTATGGGTAAGGTCGCTTGTTACATAAAAGATATTTCGAAAAATCATCCGTTTTTTAAGTCATATGGAGATTATAAAGAAATTGATATCAAAAAGGATTCCATTAGCAGAATCGTATCGGACACCATTATGGCTATTTTTCATCTTGATAATTGGAAGAAAAGCGGCTTTGGTGAGTTCTTAAACGAAAATGCAACAGAAGAGGAATTCGATACTTTTAAGCAAGAACTGGATCGTTTAACAACCGTTATCGATGCCGATACGACCGGAAAACTCTTCAATGTTAAAAACAGTTTTGTTTGGTTCACGGCGTTTGATAGGTTTACAAAATGGAATCTTCCGGACGAGAAATTCAATGACTTTTTAATCGAGTTCAAAGACCATCTACATAGTGCCACATTTGAGGAGTACGAAAACGAGTCGTTTGACACATATGATAATGCAAGAAGCACAAAAGATAAGAAGGTTGTTTTGGCAAAACTGGATATCATCGAAAGGTTGATGAAAGAGTATTTTGGGATTAAATCCGATCCTAAAACCGAGGATGTTGTCGAAAACATCACAGAAGAACCCGTAGAAAAGATGGAAGAATGCGCAAAAGAAGTGGTGGAAGAAACTGTTGAAAATACCGTTGAAGATGCAGATGAATCTCAAGCGGTAGAATCTGAAAATGCAGAGCTTCAGTTTGTGAAAGACAATGTAAGCGAAGAGACGGAATCTGATGATTTAGAGTTATACGATAGCGTTTTAAGCGAAACGGTTGCAGATAACAGCCCGCTGTATAAAGCTGGCAAAAGCGTCCTTTTGGCGCTCGTAGCTTACTCCTTCAAAGAAGATAAGGATATTGAATTCGAAAAGTGGATTTCTAGTTATAATGTTGGCAATTTTAGTCCGAATCCAAGAACGAATTTCCTTTATATGAAGAGGGATTTCGACAGATATACCGAAGCAATCAACGTAGCGTAAGGAGGTAAAATGGAAAATGGCGACAATTATTGACGGAAAGGCAATTTCAAATCAGATTAAAAACGAGTTGAAAGAGTATATAAAAAAACATTGGATTCAGATGCGAAAAACGCTTGCGGTAATTCAGGTTGGAAACAATCCTGCATCCGACGTTTATGTGAGAAACAAGATTAAGGCTTGTGGAGATCTTGGAATTACAAGTATTTGCTATAAATATTCCGCCATCGAAACAGATGAACTTGTTCGCTTAATCGAAAAGCTTAATCAAAATGCGAATGTGGATGGTATTTTAGTTCAGCTTCCGTTGCCGAAAAGTGTGGATCAGAAGATCATTTTAAATGCGATTGATAAGCATAAGGATGTGGATGGGTTTCATCTAGAAAATATTGGGAAACTTGCAGTTGGAGAAAAATGTTTTCGTCCTGCAACACCTGCGGGTATCATCGAACTTCTAAAACGGTCTGGTATCCAGATAGACGGAAAGGAATGCGTCGTGATCGGCAGAAGCAATATTGTCGGCAAGCCAATTGCACAGCTGCTGCTTGCAGAAAATGGAACCGTTACAATCGCACATTCCCATACGGCGAATTTAAAAGAAGTGGCAAAGCGTGCAGATATTCTCGTCGTTGCGGTCGGCAAAGAAAAAATGATTACTGCTGACTATGTGAAACCAGGCGCTGTTGTGATCGATGTTGGTATCAATCGAGACGAGAATAATCATTTGTGTGGCGATGTTGATTTTGAAAGTGTAAAGGATGTAGCTGGATATATTACGCCGGTTCCTGGCGGTGTTGGACCAATGACAATTGCCATGCTTATGAAAAATGTGATTATGGGTGCAAGCAAATGACAGTTGGAGAACTGATTGAACTGTTAGAGTCGCATCCAAGAGATATGACGGTTATGGATGATTATTATTGGGAAATTAAAAGACTCGTTGAGAGAGAAATTGAGCTGAATGGCGAAAACAAGACCGTCGTGGTGCTTTGTTGAATGGAGAAAATATGAGTAGAGAAATCAAAATTTGGAGAGATCCATATGACGAAGGTTTTGATACATGCAGTGCTGAAACAGTTGAATTTAAGCCGGGCTTGACGGTGTTAGTTGGTTGCAATGGAGCTGGTAAAAGCACGATGCTGCATAATATTAAAGATGTGTTAAAAAAGGAAAAAAACCCCACATTTACTTATGATAACCAGACCGACGGAAAGGGTTCTATTGGAATGAATCTGTTCAATGGCGATGTTGGATTGGCAGCAACACGGATTACTTCTTCTGAAGGCGAAAACATTTCTTTTAATCTTGGAGAAATTGCTTTTAAATGGGGAAATTTTCTGAGGTGTGGAGACATCGGAGATCCGTCAGCTAAAATACGGCAGGCAATTGCAAGATCTATTTGGGGAGACGAATCGGAAGAGGAAGAAGAAATGCCGAATGAAAGATGGATTCTTCTGGACGCTATGGATTCTGGATTTTCTATTGATAATGTGATTGAAATGAAAGATCTGTTTCAGCTGGTTTTGAACGATGCAAAACAGATGGGAATCGAGTTATATATCGTCATTTCTTCGAACGAATACGAGTTGGTAGATGGTTCGGAATGCCTGGATGTAACTTCTGGAAAATATATGCAATTCAAAAGTTATTCCGAGTACAAAGAATTCATTCTTGAGACAAGAAAACAAAAGAATAAACGGTTCAAATAAGACAAAAGAAGGAGATAAAGGCATGTGTAGATTTAAGTCTGGAATTATTTTTAAAGGCAGAGTTGTTTTAGCGCCAGATGGTAATGAAAGTCATTCAGATTTGCTTGAAAAACTGGGCGTTGAGGACAACACGATGGGAGCAATGACAAGATTTGTCAGGGCTGAGTTGTTGCCGAAGGATGGCAACAAAGCTACTCCGATTGAAAAGTGGAGATTCAATGTAGATCAGGATATGACGCCGGAATGGTTCGATGAGGATCGTGGCAGATACGAGCAGGAATTTAGAGATGCCGTGAAAGAGTATATGAAGGACAAAGTTGAAGTTATTGCAGGCTATGCTTGGAATCCTGTGAAAGACGGGGGACTCACATACTACTTCATGGACGGTATTTATAAAAAAGTTTCCGAATTTGGAAAAACAAACAATTATGCGACATCTGCGGTCAGAAAGGATCTAACAGAAAGCGATTTAGTAAAACGACTTCAGGAGCAGTTTGGGGACAAACTTGTTCCGATCGAGTTGGATCTGACATCGCTGGATGGACTGGATGATTATGAAGTAGTCAAAGGAGATCTTTTAGCGATTCCAAATATCGATCTGTACAGAAGATTTCGCAAGAGAATTAGTAAACTGGACACATACTACGTGTTGGCAACTCCAGATTCCACTCCTTCGGGCTGTAGCGCTCGCGGTGTTCGGTATGTCAATGACGGTGGCCGCGTCTACTGCAACTGGTGTGGCATTGGTTTTGGCGTGCGTCCGTTTTTCATCTTGAGATCTTAAATCTTTAAATCTTGCAATGTTTGCACTAAGGAGAAAATAAGAAATGGCAACAGAAGAGCTTGGCGTGATTTTTAAAGCGATAAAACTGATGGAAGATTCGATTCGAATCACATCGAACAGGAAAAGGTATCCGGTTAAATATATTCAGATTATCAAACGCATTCAAAATACTGCGATTGATATATATGAACAGCTAATTGATGCAAACAGATTGAAATTGGATGCCAATAAAACGGAGCGCTTTATGTTGCAAACGAAGGCAATTACATCGTGTGATAAATTGTCCTGCTACGTTGAAATATCTCTAAGCTTAGAGCTTATCGGAATCGGCGTTGTCGAAAAATGGCAGAAAGAGATCAACGATGTAAAGTATATGGCGATTGCATGGCGTAAAGGTGATGAGAAAAGGTGAGATCGTTTTAGGTTGCCTGTTGGCAAAAAGGCTATAGCGCTAACAATGTTCAGTATGTCAATGACGATGGCAACGTCAACTACAACTGGTGTAGCAATGATTTTGGCGTGCGTCCGTTCTGGTACAGAAGACGAAATAGAGTAGGAGAAACACCGAAATTAGAGTCCTGCAATCAAAAGAACAGGCATCCTTTCCTTCCTGAAAATAGGAAGGATAAATACAAAGGAGTAAAATATCACGATCGAAAATAATACTAATTTTGAAACAGTATGCGATTTTGGAAATTTGTACAAAGCATATCGTAAAGTTCGAAGTAATAATTCTTCGAACAAGAGTAGTTTGAGGTTTCAAATAACCGCATTGGACGGAATATACCAATTGAAGAACAGGTTGGAAACCAAATCTTATCAAATTTCGCCATACAATCAATTTAAAATTTACGAACCGAAAGAGCGGATAATAAAATCCTGCTCTTTCAAAGACAAAATTGTGCAGCACAGTATGTGTGACAATGTATTGCTGCCGAAGTTGAAGTCTGAATTTATACAAACGAATTATGCAGGGCAAAAGAACAAAGGGACGCTTTATGGATTGGATTGTTTGAGCGCTCAGATGCAATTGGCATATTACAAATACGGTTACAATTGCTGGATTGTAAAGGGTGATATTAGAAAGTATTTTTACAGTATTAATCATGCAATCTTAAAAGACATTGTTCGATTTTTTATAGAGGACAACGACTTGTACTGGCTATGCGAGAAATTTATTGATAGCACAAATGAAGAAGTTGGTTTGCCGTTAGGAAATCAGATCAGCCAGGTGTTTGCCCTGTTGTACTTGTCAGGTTTGGATCGTTTTGTAACAGGAGAATTGGGCGTCAAATACTACGGAAGGTATATGGACGACTTTTATCTAATTGTTGAAAGTAAGCAATATGCGAAACAATGTTTAAATTGTCTGTATGATTTTATAGATACACTCAATTTAGAATTAAATGGCAAGACACAGATTATTCCATTAAAAAACGGTATTGATTTTTGCGGATTTCATACTTATGTAACAAAAGACGGAAAGGTTATCCGAAAATTGCGAAATGAAAATAAGCGTGCTGCTAAAAGACGTTATGTAAAAATGGCGAAGCTTGTTGTGGAGAATAAGATGAAGAGAGAAGATTTTGACGAAAGATATTCTTCTTGGCGGCAACATGCTTTACATGGAAACTGCAAAAAATTCGTAAATAAAATGGACATGAAAATATATCAAATATTGGAAGGAGAAAATGATGGACGAATTCATGTTTTTAAAGAAGAAGCTGTATGAGCATTTTAATGAAATGCAAAAAGAATCTAATCGTTTATTTGAAGTAGATGTTGACAAAGATGAATTGTGGAACACATATCTTGATAGCTTTTCTGCTGGAACCAATAAGATTTTCAGAGAGCGTAGAGAACACGATTGTAGTTGTTGCCGACAGTTTATTAAAAATATTGGAGCTGCTGTTGTAATTAAAAACAATCAAATGCATACAATATGGGAATTAGATGTTAAAAACACTATCTATCAGCCGGTGTGCGATGCTCTTGATTCTTTTGTAAAAGCGCATGCAGTAAAAGATATTTATACAACTAAAATTCCGAAGATTGGGACAGATTATAATTTTGAGGAAATTAACGGAAAGGCTTATCGGTGGGATCATTTCTTTTTAAAACTCCCAGATAAATTCGTAAACAAGACCGATCGATCCAACGAGGAAATCAAGGGCGAATTCAGAGATACAAAGAATGTATTCAAACGTTCTCTTGATGAAATTTCGATGGATGCGCTTGATACAATTCTTGAGCTTATTAGTACCAACACGCTGTATAAAGGCGAAGAATGGAAGGGTGTACTCACACAATTCAAGGAGTATAAAAACGAGTATGATAAGCTTATGTCCGATTTCGAAAGGGATTTGTACGCTTGGGAAAAATCAGTATCGGCAGGCATGGCTATTGGAAGAATCAGAAATCATTCTATTGGAACGCTTTTGACTAACGTGAGCGAAGGCATGGATTTAGACACGGCTGTAAAAAAATATGAACAGATTGTAGCTCCTGCGAATTATAAGCGACCCAAAGCGATTTTTACAAAAAGGATGCTTGAGGACGCGAAGAAAACAATTACAGAGCTTGGGTATATGGATTCGTTGCAGAGAAGATTTGCCAATCTGAACGATATTACCGTTAATAATGTGTTGTTTTCAAACAAGAGTGCTGCAAAGCGAATGATTGGTGCTGATGATATTTTTGGACAGATGGAAAGGGATGCTGTAGTAAACCCTAAGAAATTTTCTAAAGTTGAAGAAATTTCGGCGCAGGATTTTATTGATAAGGTGCTTCCGGCTGCAAAAGAAATTGAGGCCTTTGTGGAGAATAAACATGAGAAGAACTTTGTTTCTATGATCGCACCAGTTAATCCAGATGCCAAGACAATGTTCAAGTGGAACAATGGGTTATCGTGGGCTTATGCAGGAAATATCACTGATTCCGACATGAGACAGAATGTAAAAGCGGCAGGCGGAAACGTTGATGGTGTGCTCAGATTTTCGATTATGTGGAACGAAGAACAAAATGACAATAGCGACCTTGATGCGCATTGTATTGAGCCGGATGGAAATGAGATTTATTACGGACATTGCAGAAAGCCTAATTTCTCAGAATGTAGCGGACAGCTGGATGTTGACATTACGCATCCTTCAGATCAGATGCCGGGAAGACCTTCCGTTGAAAATATCACATGGGTTGACATGTCTCGCATGAAGCCCGGTGTTTACAGGTTTTTTGTAAATCAGTTCTCGAATAGAGGAAGCAAGGGTTTTAAAGCGGAGGTTGAATTTGACGGAGAAATTTTTGCGTGCGAATACAATAAACCAGTAAGACAAAATGGAGATGTTCAGGTGGCAGAGGTTACGCTTTCTAAAGACGGTGTCTTTTCAATTAAAGAAAAGTTATCAGGGATTTCGTCTATTTCTAGCCGCAAGATTTGGAATGTGGATACAAATCAGTTCACTCCTGTGTCGGTAATTAGTTATAGCCCTAATTATTTTGACGATCAGAATGGAATTGGGCATAAACATTTATTCTTTTTCTTAAAAGGCTGCAAAAATTCAGAAGAGCCTAATGGATATTACAATGAATTTTTAAAAAATGACCTTGAAAAGCATAAGAGAGTATTTGAAGCTTTGGGCGCTAAGTGTCATGTAGAAAATACAGATGATCAGCTTTCTGGAATCGGATTTTCTATGACGAAAAGAGCAGATTTAGTTGTAAAGGTAAAAGGCGCGACAGAACGCGTAATGAAGATTAAATTCTAATTGAGAAAGGGGAATATTAACATGAAAGACATTAATTTATTTGAGGTGGCAACACGCAACAATTATCAGTTTCCGTATAGAGGAATGATTAATGTAATTGATCTTTGGGATTTATCTCTTACGAATCTTGATTCTGTATTTAAGTCGCTTAATGCAGAGGCAAAGAAATCGGAAGAAGAGAGTCTTTTAAATACGAAGTCTAAGGAAGACGAGGAAATCGTCAATAAGATCGAAATTGTCAAATATATTGTTGGAGTAAAATTAGCCGAAAAGAAAGCACGAGAGGATGCGAAGAAGAATGCAGATCTGAGACAGCGACTCCTTGAGATTAAAGCGAAGCGACAGGACGCCGCACTTGAAAATATGTCTGATGAGGATCTGGAAAAGGCACTGGCGGAACTTGAATAACAAAAGCTGGCTGGTGTTATCCAGCCAGTATAAAAATCTGATTAAGGAGAAGAAAATGATTAAAACACTGATTGTTGTGGACATGCAGAATGATTTTGTAAGCGGATCTCTTGGTTCGGAAGACGCAAAGGCAATCGTTCCAAATGTTCGAAAGAAAATTGAAGAGTATAGGGATCGCGGAGATAGAATTATTTTTACGCGTGATACACATTACGAAGATTATCTGGACACTCCAGAAGGAAAGAAATTGCCCGTAAAGCACTGCATTTATGGTACAGACGGTTGGAATATCGTAGACGGATTAGAAGTCCCGAATTGCGAGTGTATCAATAAAGAAACTTTTGGCTGGTCTGGCTGGTTTACAAAGGCGATGAGTGGAGACATCGAGTTAATTGGTTTATGCAGCGAAATCTGCGTAGTTTCCAATGCACTTATTCTTAAAGCGATTCATCCGCACGCAAACATTACTGTAGATGCGAGCTGTTGTGCTGGAGTTACGAGAGAAAAGCATAAAGCGGCTATGGAAGTCATGAAGAGTTGTCAGATCGATGTGATTGGAGAATAAAGTCATGATTAAAGTTGATGAAAAAATTGTAGAAATCAATAAATTTCCGGATGGAACGCCGAGAATCAATCTTGATGTAGATGAATTGGGTACATATTTTCCTAATGGGATTAAAATCGACTGGAAGTATGAGAATGATGGCGAAATGTTTTATTTGATGTTAATCAAAAGGCATTTAGAGGAACATCTTCCTTCTGATATAGATGTCGAATTGTTTCTTCCGTATGTTCCAAATGCAAGAATGGATAGAACGAAAAATGCGGACGAAGTTTTTACTTTGAAATATTTTTGCGATTTTATCAACTCGCTAGGATTTTCGAATGTATACGTTTTAGATCCGCATAGTGATGTTTCTGTCGCTCTTCTTAATGGATGTGTAGTTTTAACGCCAGAGAAGTATATTAGAGACGTTTTTCACAGTATGGAAGCAACAAATAATGTCGTATTGTATTTTCCGGATTCCAGCGCCGCTAAACGCTATTCTGAATTATTTCCTAATATTCCTTATTGCTATGGAGAAAAGAAAAGAGACTGGAAGACTGGGAAAATTCTTGGTCTGGATGTTAGAACCAACGGGATCGATCTTAGTGGAAAAACGATCTTGATGATCGATGACATTGTCTCTTATGGCGGAAGTCTTTTCTACAGCGCAGAAGAGTTGAAAAAATATAATCCGTACAAAATTTATGCTTATGCAACGCATACTGAAAATTCTGTACTGGATAAAGAAAAGGGAACTTTGATTAAGGCATTGGAGAATAATACAGTAGAAAGATTATTCACCACAAATAGCCTGTTCACAGGTGAGCATGAAAAGATCACAGTCATGGAGGTTTTAGGTGAATAATATTTCTTTTATGCTGATGGCTGATACCTACAAAAATACAAATCCTGACGCTATGCCAGAAGGACTTACAAAGCTGACATCCTATATTACGCCGAGAAAATCTATGTTCAAGAACATTGATAAAGTGGTTTTCTTTGGGATGCAGGGATTTATCAAAGAGTTCCTGATTGATCTGGTGAATGACACGTTTTTCAAGCGTCCAAAAGAAGAAGTTGTGGCAGAGTATAAGAAATATCTCGATACGCAGATCGGCGCTCAGAGTTACGATTTGAGCCGCATTGAGAAACTTTACGATTTAGGATATCTACCGATTGAAATGAAAGCGCTGCCGGAAGGATCGCAGGTTTCTATGGGTGTTCCATGTATTGAGATGACAAACACGCATCCGGATTTTGCATGGACTGTGCAGTGGATAGAGTGCATTGTCCAGTCAGAAACCTTTGGAATGTGTAACTGGGCAACAATGGCACACGAGTATAGAAAACTAGCAAATGAGTTTTACGAAAAGACAACTGATGGTGCTAATCCTGCGATGGCAATGGCAGACTTCGGATTTAGAGGTCTTGGTGTAGATAACGGAATTCGAGCAAGCAGCTCATGGCTGTTATCTTTTGACAAAACCTCTACAATTCCGGCAATGCAGTATATTGACAAGATGTATGGCGCAGATTGTGCGAAAAATCATATTGGTATTGGCGCAGTTAGTCTGGAACATGCAACGGTTTGCAGTAATTTAGCAGTGTGCGAAACAGAAGAAAATCTTCTGAGAAGGTTGCTGACCACTGTGTATAAAAATACATCATTCAGCTACGTTTCCGATTCATTTGATTATTGGAAACTCGTAGAAGAGACGCTTCCAAAGCTGAAGAACGAAATTATGAACCATAACGGCAAGTTCCTCGTTCGTCCTGATAGTGGAGATATCGTAGAAATTTCCGTAAAAACTGTTCAGAAGCTATATGAGATTTTTGGTGGCAGCGTAAATTCCAAAGGATACAAGGAGCTTAATCCTAAAGTCGGAATTATTTATGGGGATGGCTGCCAGTACGAGAAAATTAAACAGATCTGGACACAGTTGGAACAGCTCGGATTTGCAGCAAACACTATCTTGTTTGGAGTTGGAGCATTTTCATTCACCGCAATGTGCACGCCGGAAGACGGAATGGTTTGTTTAACAAGAGACACGTTTGGGTTCGCCATGAAGAGCACAGATTGTGTTGTAAATGGCAAAGAATATACCATTCAGAAAAATCCGAAAACAGACCGGAACAATCTGAAGAAGTCTCATAAAGGATTGTGCTATGTCGCAAAAAAAGATGGAAATTTTGTTTGCCATGATGGTTATACTTCTGAAAGCATTCCGGACGGAAGTTTGCTTACAACTGTATTTAAAGATGGAGTATTAGTAAGAGAAGATAGCTTCGTGGAGATCAGAAAGAGGCTGAATGGATGATTAAAATTATCGACGGAGATTTGTTTGATACGGATGCAAAATTCATCTGCCATCAGGTAAATTGCATGGGTAAGATGAGATCTGGTGTTGCATTACAGGTAAGAGAAAAGTTTCCGCATGTCTATGAAGAGTATAAGAAAGCGGCTTCACCGAAAATGCTTGGAAAAGTTCAGGTCGTTCCGGTAGATCCTAGCCTTGTTGGATATCCATTCAGAGCCATCCCGCAGGAAAAGCAATTGATCTGCAATTTATTTGCGCAAAATAAGTATGGTTATGATGGAAAGCGGTATACAGATATAAATGCTTTGTTGGAATGTTTTGGAGCGGTAGCATGGATCGCACAGTATTCCTTCGCCAAAGGTAAAATCGCAATGCCGTATAAAATCGGATGTGCCAGAGGTGGAGCTGATTGGGACGAGGTTTACAAAATCATCGAGTATGTGTTTCCAAACTGCGAAGTAGAGTTGTGGAGGTGCGACAAAGGATGATGGATAGGTTTAAAACTGGCGATATCAACATGAGAGTGAGAAAGGAGATTAAAGATGAACAGTTTTAACGCGATTGAAATAAAAGATAAAATCGTTACTTGGATTGCAATTTGGTTCCAGGAAAACGGCAACGATTGCAAAGCTGTTGTTGGAGTATCCGGAGGCAAAGATTCTAGCGTCGTTGCAGCTCTTTGTGTTGCGGCACTCGGAAAAGAAAGAGTTCTGGGCGTTTTGATGCCACAGGGCGAACAGCATGATATTGCGGATAGCTACAAGCTCTGTGATTTTCTTGGAATTGAGCGTGTTGTGGTTCCGATCGGAGCAGCGGTCAATGCAGTAGAATGCAACGTTCAGGGTGTTTTGAGTAATCCACTGTCTGCTCAGACTAAGACAAACCTTCCGGCGCGTATCCGAATGGCTACACTATATGCGGTTTCACAGTCGGTCAACGGACGAGTTGCCAATACCTGCAACCTGTCAGAAACGCTTCTGTCATGGGAAACACGATGGGGAGATGCGGTTGGAGATTTTTCTCCGCTGGCAGATCTGACTGTAGAAGAGGTTAAGGCAATTGGGCACGCCCTTGGATTGCCGGATGATCTTGTTGAAAAAGTTCCGGCAGACGGGTTATGTGGCAATACAGACGAAGATGCTCTTGGCTTTAAATATGCGGTTATGGATAAATACATCAGAACCGGAAAGATCGACGATCTTGAAATCAAAAACAAAATCAACGAGAGAGTAAGGAAGTATCGGTTCAAGAGAAGAGCGATTCCCTGTTTTTGGAGTGGATTGAAACGGTTTGTGGACTGACCCGACGAAAACACAATTTCATTAGGTTGAAAACACCATATATAGTGTATCCTGATAAAGTGAACCACTATATATAGTATGTTAAAAAAATAGGACAGGTTGAAAAGTTTGGCGACCGACCAACCTGTCCTCGTGAGAATAGAATATAGGATAAACTACATTCAAGATTCATTTTAGCAAATCTTTTAGGCTTGTTCAAGCCGGTTTATCCATATTACATATTAGAGCGGCCTTTAGCGGGAACTAACCGCAGGTGCGAACCGGAATCATACATAGTTTTCCTGAGAGATTCGCACGCTCCGCCTAGTCGAGAAGTACGCCGTAAAGCCAATTAAGTTTGGTGGGCGCAACACTCGTCGAAGGATTTGCATTTGTAAAACCTGTATTATGGGATTTACTTTTGTAAAACCCATCTCACCGGGTCAGTTAGGGTGAGCAGTTCGCACGCATACAAGGTGTGTCTTTTGTGGAAATTTGCTGATGCAGCTTGCACGCGTGAGTGAGCTGAAAGGATACGCATTTTTTACGTTGTAAGTCACTGCCAAGATGCAGCTTGCACGCGTGAGTGGATTGAAAGAAATTTAAGGAGATCATGAGCAAAAAAGGAACGAAAGATACAACTTGCACGCGTGAGTGAATTGAAAGCTTTACTTCCTTGTTGGCATCCGCGAACTTTTCTTGATGCAACTTGTACGCGTGAATGAATGGAAAGATAGATAAAAAACGAATGGAGACACAATAATGTCAGATAACAGAGTAACAAAATGTCAGTCAATTAGAATAAATTTTATAGATAGCCCAACGATGGATTGGGATGAATTTGGATATATTTTTGAATTGTTACAAAAAGAAACCGTTCTTGCAAGCAATAAAATTATTAGTGTTTGCAATGTTTATAGTGCGCTAGGTAGAGACAATGAATGGCTAAAAAATACATACGGAAGTGATAAAATTAGAAATGTTTTGTATGCTGTAGCCAGAGAAAATTGTGCTTTTCAGTATTCTGGCGCGGCGAACATGATTAGCAATAATATATATAAAAATTATTTTACAGGAAAGAATAGTTGGGAAAAGAAAATTCAAAAAGGCGATGGTAATCCACCGATGTCTTTCTCAGAAACTATCCCGTTGTTTATTAGAAGCGATCATACAGAAGAGCCGACGTGTATAGACGAAGAAAAGGGATATCATGCGCTTTCGTTTTCATTTCTTAGTAATAATGCAAAAGGAAATATGTTTTACGAGGCCAAAAAAGAAGGTAAAAATGGCAAGGAAAAAACAGAAAAGAAAGTTATCGAAATTAATTCGAATAAATTAAAGTTCCGTTTTGGAGTAAAAAAGAACGCGCAGCTTGAAGAGTTAATTAAAAAGCTGGAAGATCCGGATTCTGGCTATAAAATCGGTGATTCTCAGCTTATTAGATGGAAAAATAAAAAGACGAAACGATGGATTTACAGCCTTCAACTGGCATATTCTTTTCCAAAAGATGACACAATTAAAAAAACATTAGATCCCGAAAAAATCATGGGAGTAGACGTTGGTATTAAAGTCCCATTATACGCAACAATCAATACGGATACGAAACTGAAATTCAAACTCGGAGATGATCGAATTCATAAGAAAGCTTTAAAGGATATTCGTGAGAGATCGAAAATTCAACGAGTCGTATCTTTTAACCTGAGAGATGGACATGGAAGAAAACATAAACTGGACATCATCAGAGCAAAAAAGAAGACACGAAATAGACAGAAGACGTATAACAATGTGCTGTCAAGAAGACTTGTGAATTTAGCCGTTAAGCGCAGATGTGGAACAATCCATATTGAGGATTTGTCAGGGATGAAACAGAGAGAAAAAGACAATTTATTTCTGCAAACATGGAACTATTTCGAGTTGCAGCAGATGATTATTCGAAAAGCAAATGAAGTCGGAATCACTGTTGCAAAAGTGAAACGATATGGAACATCTCAGACGTGTCCTTGTTGCGGATTTAAAGATGCGAAAAATCGTCCCAAAGGAAAATATGGACAAGCATATTTCAAGTGTATTGAATGCGGTTATCAGGACAATGCAGATCACGTTGCTGCTATTAATATTAGCCGTGCTGAACCGATTAAAAACATGATTTATCCGGGATGGGTTGAAGAGGTGTAAATATGGCGTTGTTCGTATTGCTTCTATTATACATAATATTAAATTTTGCATTGTATTTTGTGTTCGTTTTTAACAATAAAGGATGGCTGTTTGCTGGAAATCTATTCGATCCTGTTGTGATTCACGAAAATAAATCCAACGGAAGATTGGTTTGGGACTGTGCAATAATTATGGCGTTATGCTTAACGATTGCATTCATATTTCCGGCGTTAATGTACTGGTGCGATAAATGGGAACGAATTGCCACAGAAGAAAAACTGCACGACAAAAATTCGAAATAGAGTATAAAAAGTGGAGGTTATACAGTGACGGAAGATAGAAGAAAGAATTTAGAAAACCTTTCAAAAGAGCAGTTGCTTTATTTGCTTGAGCAATATTATGATGCGCATTTCCATACCAGCGTTGCAATTACCTCTGTGGACGAATCGGAAATTACACCGGCGGAAGGAATCGAGAAGATTAAAGAATATACGGCGAAAGCATATTTCTATTTGCTGGACGAGCATCTTGGCGACAGAATTGATTTTCTGCGTGGTGTTCTGACGCCGGAAGAATACATGAAGATTGCGTTAGGAGAATAAGTAAATGAGGGATAAAGTAGAAGAGTTTAAAGCGGTTACTAAAGAATATATTGGCGTGTTCACATGGTTCTTATTGAATGTTGCGGCGATTGTACTGATCGTTTTTGTTGGTGCATATGCTACGTTTCTGAAACCAATTTTAAACGTTGTTTTTGCGTTCAAAAACGAAACATTGACCATTTCGATGATATTTAACGATGCTGTGAAGATCTTTCTTTTGTGTCCGCTTTCGCTTTTAGCAGGTATGTTCTGCTTGACTTTTCCAAACGACATAGAGAAAGGAGATGAAGATGATTGAGTGAGGTAAATGACTTTTTAAGAATCTTGCGAAAACATTTATTTGCAGTACATCCAGACGAATTACATAATACATACACGCCGGAAGCCATCATGAAAATGTGCGAAGAAATTGCGAGTGAAATCCCGAACAAAAGATCTGGCATGGTTGTAGGTTTCGATGATGGTGAAACTTATTTCGAATGGAAGAAAAACGGCGTGCGCAGAAGATTGAGTTCAAACGATGTGATTGAAGCGTGTGAAAAAATGTGTTCTATAGCGCCTAAAGAGGAGAAAGCTAATGAGAGCGAGAATTAAACAGTATAAGCCCGACGGGTTCTATTACGGACAAGTTCTCTTAGTATCTGGCGTCTGGAAAACTGTAACCTCTGGATATTTTACAAAGTGGGTATGCCATATGGAACTGGACGAGTGGAAAAAGCGCCATGAACTTGAGTTTGAATCACAGGAGGATGAGAAACGAAAACTTTTATAAAAAGAGTTGTATTGCTGATTTCTATTCTGGCGATTTGGAGCATTGCAGCGAAACATGTAAATCCTTTGTTCGTTCCAGCGCCGAAAACTGTGTTTGTCGATCTAATTTCAATGATTAAGACTGGACAACTGGTAAAAGCAATAAAATACTCATTTCTGCGAATTACAATCGCTACATTCGTTTCTGGAGGAATCGCATTTCCAACGGCACTTCTAGTCTATAATTCAAAAATCGCAAAAGACATTTTAAACCCCATTATTGGAATTATGAGATATATTCCGGTCACAGCGTTCTATCCGCTTTTGATTATGTGGTTCGGAATTGGAGAAATTATGAAGGTTGTATTCCTATTTATTGCAACTTTTGTATATATGATGCCGTCTGTTGTACTTTGCTTAGAAGAAATAAATCCGGATTTGATTGATACTGGATTAACGATTGGAATGAGCAAGATCCAAACAATTTGGAGAATACAGATTCCGGCGATTCTTCCAGGCGTTATGAATAGTTTTATCATGATGTATGGCATTGGATTTACATATATATCGGTTGCAGAAAGTATCAACGCCAAATATGGAATCGGTTATACAATACAGCAGTCTTCGTCGAGAGGAAGAACAGATTTAGTGTTTATGGCAATTATTGTAATTGTGATTATCAGCATTATCTTTGATTTTTCTGCAAAATGGTTAGTTAGGAATATTTTTAAATGGAGATATATTGATGATTGAACTAAAGAGTTTATATACCGGATATAGCAGAGACAAACCATTGCTGCAAAATTTTAATTACAGGTTTGATAATAAAATCTACGGAATTCTAGGGGAGTCTGGATGTGGGAAAACCACTCTTTTAAGAACAATCGCAGGATTAGCAAAACCTTTAAGTGGAGACGTATTAGTAAACGGAGAATATGTTACTAAAGCAAGTAAAAATAACGTTTACATGATGCATCAAAATTACACGTCGTTTGATTGGCTGAAATGTCTGGACAATATCCTTATTGCTAAGAGAGTAAAAGGAAAAGTAACGACCGAGGATGTTGGCAAAGCAAAGATGATGATGGATGTCGTAGGTTTGAGCGGAAACGAGTATAAGTATCCGAAGCAGTTGTCTGGTGGAATGCGACAAAGGCTTGCGCTTGCCAGAACGTTGTTTATGAGTCCAGAAATTTTGCTTATGGATGAGCCGCTATCTGCGTTAGACGTGGATACGAGATGTAGGATGCAGGATCTTATTATGGATCAGCACCAAAAAACGAGTAATACGATAATTATGGTTACGCATAGTGCGGAAGAAGCCAAAAAAATGTGTGATCTGATTATAAAATTTTAATGTCTAGGAGGATAGAGATGGGATTTAAAGATTTTTTTGTTGAACGAGTTCCAGAAGAAAAATTGGACGAAGAATGCAATTACGATGTTGAGGATGAAACCATCCCGGTAGAGCTTGATTCGGTAAATACCGATTCGCTTATTGAGGATGTTTACACTCAAAACGAACTTCTTGATAAGTCTAAGTCGATTTTTAAAGTTGAAGACTTAATCAATTCCCTTCCAAAAGAGATGGTTACTGAAACAAAAAGAACATCAGTTTTGGCTACACTGGGAGTTTTCGGGCTTACAGTTACAGATGTGAATCTGGATGGAGAAAAAAGAGTTGAGACATTGAAAAGTGTTCTTGAAAAAATTCTGATCGATGGAAATGACGAAATTTCCAATAGAGATTCTGAAATCGAGGATCATAAAAAGGAAATCGCACGCCTAGAAAAAGAAGTTTCGGATAAGAGAGCAGAAATGAAAGATTCTGAAACTATTATCAATGCGGAGATCGGAAGAATTTCTGGACTAATTAAATTTGTTGAAGGAGGAGCGGAATAAGTGGAACTTGGAAAGTTAATTTTTGCCGTAGTCGTATTTCTCATTATTTTAATCTTCATCATGTTTCCGGAAGCAAGAACGTTATTTTCCGGGATAACAAGGGTGTTTATTAAGGATATGGCATCGACTCCAGAGGGAGCTGCAGCCATTTACAGTGAAAAAATCGATCAAGCGCAGGACAGATATAACAAAGCGGATAACGCTTATCGAATTGCCGCCGGGAAACTGAGTAATGCGCAGAGAGATATGAAAAATCTGAAAGCAAAGCTGGAAAAGGTTGAATCGGAATGTGAATCACTTGTAAAGGCTAATAAGATGGATCTGGCTCAGTTAAAGGCGGATGAACATGAGGAAATTATTTCTGACATCGAACGTTACAAGGAGCTGATTAAAGCTTACGAAGACGCCGCCAATACAGCAAAAGATGCGCAGGAAATGTGCGAGAAGAATCTCAGAAAGCTGAAACGCGAGAGCAAAGAAGTAGTTGAAAACATGAAGGTGAAAAAACAGTTGCAGGAAGTCTACGACGATATGGACGAGCTGAAAAGTGTTACGGCCACAGATAAGCTGTTGGATACAGTTCGTGATAAAAACAAGGACCTTGATGCGATTGTAGAAGGTTCTAAGGTGGTACACAACAACAAAATGTCTACAAAACTTTCAAAAGCAGAGGTTGAAGCCAAGAAAAATAGCAGCAACGCCTACTTAGAAAGTTTAAAGAAAAAATACAATAAATAAGGAGAAAAAAGGAAATGAGTAAAAGATTTAGACTTACGAAGGCTTCGAAAATTCTAATCGTATTTTTAATCGTGGCTTTAATTGGCGGAGGTGTTTTTGCCGGATTGAAAACTGGTTTTATTAAGACCAAGACTGCCGCTTCTAGCGATGCGAAGGAAAACGTCGTAGCAGCTAACAAGGGCACATCCTCTGATTCCGGAACACCATCCAGTAAAAAAACTACGAAAAAGACCGATGGAGACGCAACGATCAATCTGTCTTTGGATGAATGGACGGGTTGGAAATCCATTATCGATGGCAACCAGGGATTAACTACGCAGCCCGGATCTATCTACGATAAGCTTGGTATCAAAGTAAACATCAATATCATCAACGACGCAACACAGTCTAGCAACGCTCTTATTAAAGGCGATCTGAATGCTGCGGGTTATACGATCAATAGAACAGCATTCCTGTCTCAGAAATTTACCGATGCCGGGAAAGAAGTGGTTATGCCGTTTATCACAAACTATTCCAACGGTGGCGACGGTATTATTGCAAAATCCTCTATTCAGTCCGTGAACGATCTTGTCGGCGCAAAGATTGGCGTTCCAGAATTTTCAGAAGCGCAGACTCTAGTTGTTTGGTTTGTGAACAATTCTGATCTGTCTGATGAGCAGAAATCTGAGATTATTGACAATCTGGTTTTATTCTCCACTGC